TTGTTAAACTCAGCTATTTCAGCAGGATTAGCAGACACTCGTTTTTTAGCTTCTAACCCACGTTTTTGTACTTGCAACCGCTCAATATAGTCTTTATCCATTTTAAGGTCTTTTTCCTTTTGGACATTGTTTAGTTCTTTGAGAGCGTTTGATATATTACGAATAAGTTCCTCTTCGGTTTTGTACTTACTGAATATGTCGGGGTATATATCTTTTAGCTTATTGAGGGCATTTAAGCGTTGCCCTTTGGCTGCATTTTCGTCTTTTACTACCTCAATGAGTTTGTCGATTTCGTTGCGTTCCTCTTGTAATAGGTTCTTTTGGCGTTCTTGTTCTTCGTTGAAGGCTTTTTGTGCTTTTTCGGCTACGGATACTTCTTTGTTGAACAATACCATATATGACACGAGCCCTACTAAGGCAGTAGCAACTAACACATAAGGATTGGCTTTCATAGCAGCGTTGAGGGCTTTGGTGGCTGTGGTTGCTATATTGGTGGCTGTGGTTTGTATGCCTTTGGCGATAGCATCAGCACGAGCGGCTACTGCCCAACTGCGTGTAAGGGTGATATTGACGATAACGGCGGCTCTGTATGCTCCGTAGGTGGTGATGAGCCCTGCGATGATTTTGCCGAGCGTTTGATAATTTTCAACTAAGAAAGATACGCTCGATATAGCCCCAGATACCGCACCTTCGCTTGCCTTTCCTATTTCATTAAGCATTTGGTCGAAGTTGTCTTGCAGGTTGGATATTTGTCCGCCTAACGACTTGCTTTGCTCTGCCATTAGGTTGAAGAACAATCCGCCTTCGTTGGTCATATTCTTGATAACGGCTTGTATCTCGGGGAAGCCTATTTTGCCTGCGCTAACCATATCTTTGATTTCGGTTTCGCTCTTGCCTACGACTTTACTTAGTTCGGCAATTATAGGGATACCGGCATTCATAAACTGGTATAGGTCGTTGGTCATTAGCTTTCCTTGTGCTTTGACTTGCCCATATACGTGAATGAGTTGCCCCATAGGTACGCCTAATCCTGCAGCTACATCGCCCATACGGCGAAGGGTTTCGGTTACTTCTTGAGCAGGAACTTGAAAGGCAAGCAAACGCTTAGCCCCTTCAGATACTTCTTGGAGTCCGAAGGGTGTTTTAGCGGCAAGGTCGGTGAGTTGTGCCATTAATTCGTTGGCTTTTTCCTTGCTTTTGAGCATAGTGCCAAAAGATATTTCGAGTTGTTGGAACTCGGAGCGTACGGCTACCATTTGACTAATGAATGATTGCGCCCCTTGTAGTGTGAAATAGGCGGTCGCACCTTTGAGGAGGGTTTGCCATACATCGGCTTGCTTTTTGCCCTCTTCAACGGCTTTGCGTGTCATTTGCTCGAATTGCTTTTTGATAGCCTCGACATCTTTTTGTATCTGTGATTGGTCTGCTCTTACTTGGAATAATAGAGCTCCGTCTTGTGGTTGCATAAGATTTAGTTTTTAAAGTAATAATGCGAGATTGTGGGTAAATCTCGCATTATTGGGTGAATTGTTTCATTCCTTTGAGAAAATCCCTATAATTGGTACGTTTTTCTGACTTCTGAGATGCTTTTTTTGTATCTTTATCCTTATCATAATCATAAGAGGGGATAACTGCACTATATAGCATTACATTGGCATAGCTTATCTCTTTCAGCACGTAATCAAAAGTTAGTCCGTACTGTTTAGCGAATGAGCCTACAAGTCCCCAGACGCTGTCGTTTCGTTCTCCACTTCCTTCGTCGGCTTGGTTATCATCATTCCTTTGAGGGAAGTGGTAATGACGAAAAAAGGGCGTATATCCATTTGTGCTAACATATTAAAGAACGCTGCAGATACTTCAGTAATGGGGGTGTTAATGAGTTTTTTTGCCAGCATTTCGCCTTTGGTTATGTTTTTGGTTTTACGCCAAAATTGCCATTTAGGATAGGTAACTACTTCGGTAAAATGATTGCCTAATAGGATTACTGCTATAGCCCACGCTATATTCTCATACTCTTCGGCATTGTGTATGATTGAGCCTAATATATTAGTCTCATTAATCGTGTCGGTGGGTATTTTGCTGATGTACTTTGAAGCCCTTACGAGGGTAAAAATAGAGGGCGGAGCGACTTTATACGCTTCGCCCCCAATGGTTACTGTTGTAGGTTCTTCAAGTAGGGTTTGTGCTACTTTTTCTTCCATAGGTTACGCTACTTTTTCGATGGTGAAATAAGGCTTACCAGCACCAGGACTAAGGATAGTAATCTCAAGTTCGATATTATACCCTTCTGACTCGCTAAATGCTAAAGTAGCCGCAACAGAACAATATGGAATATCTATTTTTTCTGCCCCTGATACTTTAGGAACAAGTGACACAGATTGTTTTTTGCTTGATACAAAAGAGTTAATAGCAAGTTTGTCGCCTGTTTCTGTTATATCCCAAACTTCAGCAAGCAAAGACTTGTTAAGGTTCTTTGCAATACATTTGATTTTCAATGTAGGTTCGCCTTTCATTTGGTCAATGGTTTTACCTCCAATGGCTACCCATTTATACACTTTTCCGTCTTCTTTTTCCCAAGAAAGACTATCTTCTTTGATTATCCCTAATGATTTTAGGGTTGTTGCCATAGTGTTTCCCGCTCCTGGTGTACCGAATTTAACTTCTACTTCGCCCCAAGCGGTGGCGTTATTGTCTGTATATGCCATAATTTTTAATTATTAAATGTGTTATACCTAAATTTTACTTTTGCGTTGATGAAAAACTGCTTAATATCCTTGTCCTCAAAGGTTTGTATCATCTGATGAAGTTGTAACTTGTAATTGTGTAGGGCTGTTTTAGCTTCTTCAATGATAGGCATTAAAGCACGCTCGATAGCTTCACAACGTACAAAGTTTTTCCTATACTGATTATCGTTATTTTTGACTGTAGGGACAAAAATATTGATGTTAATCACCCCCGTTTGGTATTGACCGTCTAACCCAGTAAGGAACGATATTACACAATCCTCTTTTTGTGAGTTCAAAGGACGTACACCACTACGGTATGTTTGCCCATTGATAAGGGGGTTTATCTTATCCTTAAAGTACTTATATAGGTCGGCTTCTATTTGTGAGGCTGTTTTTTTCATTGCGATAATGCTTTTAAGAGTTTCGGAACTTCACGATCGGACAATAGTTCAGCGGAAGTAAGTACATTGTAGTTGCGAGCTTCTACATAAGCAGCATACTTCATTCCTGCTACAACTACCAGTACAAAGCCTTTTGGGTATTGAGATATTACTTTATTGATGAATGTTTCACCCTCTTTTTGTCCATTACCACCTGACTTTGTGAGTTTAAAACCTCCTTTTTCAATGGGTTTGCCGTCTTTTAAGACAATGTACCCAATTGACGAACGAAGGTTGCCTGTTTGGTCTTGATAGCTTCCGTGTTCACGAGCTTCATTGATACACTTTTCTCCTACAATACGAAGAATACGAACGATTTTCTCTTCGTATTTGGCTATCTTTTCTTGTAGCATACGCTCTATATCAGCGGGGGTGAATTGTGGTGTTATCATACGAATATACGGCAATGAAAGTAATCTCTTGAAAATCGTATTACTTGCTTTTCGATGCGAATATTTCCCTCTACATCTACCACTTGCAAGGTAGTACCCGATTCTATTTTAGGTGTATCTTTGGGAGCATAGACAGTAGCGGTACAATCAAAGATTTGACCATCTACTTTAGTTATCTTTTGCCCCGCTCCTGCTATCTCATCACGACATACACCTATCTCTTGCCACTCAATAGGGTCAGTAGGATAAATAGGTATACCATCATCGTTGATAGTAGGGTTTTGTGATACTTTCACCTTTAATAGGTACGGGTATATTTTCATTTCCTTGCAGTATTTAGAATAAGTGAGTAATATCTCTTACAGTGGCTTTTTCCTCTAATAAATTAACCCTACCGAGCTGCTTACAAAGCAAATTGTAAAAGGCAGTAATAGCTGATTTGTCATAAGAAAAAGATAATCCACCTTCAGAAAAGGACACTGGGCGCAATAAGAGCTCAGGAATGAGATTGTAGAAAAACATTTTTGTCTTTCGTTCGCTATCATCGTTGAACTCATCAGAAAGCCCCAATCCTACTCGCTGCATTTCGGCAATGAGTAGGGTAGTGGGGTATTCCACGTTCCATAGTTTCAGTTTCTCATCTATGTACGCTTGTGCGGTCATCTTAGAACTTTGTTTTGATGATGAGTTTGCGCTTAGAGTCATTCAATACTGGAGTAGCGAACGCTGTAGCTTTGGTAGATACTGATATAGGGTCTTGATGCCCAAAAGTATTTACCAAAATAAAGCTATCCTTAATAGATTTGCTCATCACATCAGCAAAGTCCATTGTGAACTCTGGAGTAGTGGTGTATTGAGTACTACCCAACAATGCTGAAGTAGAGAATAATATGTTACCCTCTTCCCAACCATTAGCCACGGTAACTTCTCCGTTTTTGCCCTCAAAGCTGATGAAAGACTCCCATATTTTGATAATAGGTAATCCTCGTTCAGCAAGTTCGGCATTAAGTTGTTCCAAACGCACATCAGGCAAAATAGTAGTGTTGTTGATAGGAATGCCTAACACAAAAGCACGTGTGCTTTTGTTCTTCAATACCTGATTGAGAGTGGCACGGCTCATAGTGATAGTGGCATAGCTATACCCTTTTCCTTTGGCTTCCTCTTGGTATTTTTCGATTTCCTCTATAGGGTTAGCATCAGCATCTGCCCATTTCTTGAGTGCGTTTTGTGTTTTTACTTTGAAGTCTACTGATACATTCACCACTCCGCCATTATTGGTAGTGGTAGTTTTGTATTTACCAGTAGATACAAGTTGTTTAGCCATCCACTCCATACGAGCATTGATACCGTCTATACAAAAACGAGGGTCTTCGTATATCTTGTCAATAAGCTGATTTTGAATGCCTGAATTGTTAGGGTTAGACCTTACTGCATAACGGAGTTGCTGAATGGTTAGGAGGTCTTTTTCGTTCAAATCGCGGGCGATTTCTACTTTTGGTATTTCGCCTTTGATGTTTTCCACGAACTCACGGCTTTTGCGTGGTGCTTTTGAGCCAATAGCCACGATGTCCGCCA